GATTATCTGCATCAAATTATTACTACCCGAAGAACACGCAAAAAGAACGATGTTGTTTACAAGGCTGAATTACTCAGCAGTAAAACTAACACCGAACTTGTTGGGAAAACATGGGAATCATTAACTGTTGGTGCAGGTAATGTTTCTTGGACTGGTATTCCTGAATTGCGTGAGGGATTGATTTGATATTTACAATTGAATGTGATAAACTAAGCAAAGCATTAACAAATATTCAAGTTAAGGGGAAGGGAAGCACAAATAGTGGTTTCGGTAATACTTCTCTTGGTTCTTATGTAATGCTTATTGTTAAAGACAATACACTAAGTATTTGGAATGGAAACAATACTTTCTTTGTTAAACTTGATATTCAATTAGATGAACAGGTTAATACAAGAATAGTTGAAGGAAGTTGTGTAGTTGATACTACCACTTTACTACCTTACTTGAAAACTTTTGGAGAAATTGTCACTTTTAATGTAGGTGATTTTATTGCACTTAATGGTGCTAATAAGAAAGCCTCTATTCCGATAGTAGTCAATCATCCAAATAACGATGCTTTGGTTAGAATTAAAAATATGCTAAATCATGTTGTATATGAAATACAACCACAGACGCTATTTAACTTTGGTAAATCTCAATTTGAAGGAGCATTTACTTTAACTCAACCTCAACTGCAATCAGCAATAAAAAATTGTGAGTTGGTTAAAAATGGTGTTTATAAGTTTGATTACAATGAAAATCTCTTGACAGTATCTTCAAGAGAAAATGTCACAAACAAATACGAAGAAGCGATTACTCCTGTATTTCCTATGGGAGAACCTGCGACTGTTGAATTTAGCAGTCCAGTTTATGCTTTCTTTGAGAAAGACCAAATGATTAATGTATATATGAAAGATGAATTTCCGCTTTTATTAGTATCTAATGACAGAATGCTATTGAAAGCCCCAACTGTTAATGGGTGAATAATAATGATAATTAGCAAGATGAGCGATGGCAAAACTATTTACAAATCATGGAGAGAAGATGGCGAGAAGAAATTTGATTTAGTTCAATTTCAGCCATATTTCTATGTTGATGAAGATGCTCCCGAACCTCCGATGTATAATGCTAGTAAATATATTACTAGAGACTTTACTTATGTTCGAGGTAATTGGGTTAATCTTGAAAAAAAGCCGTTGAAGAAAGTCCTTGTTGATTCAGCCAATGATATTAGGGAAGCAAAGAAGATTTTTGGAAGAACCTATGAAGCAGATGTTCCTTTTCATTTTCGCTATTGTGTTGATGAATTAGATGAAATGCCCGAATATAAACTGCGTAAGTGGTATTGGGATATGGAGTGGCAACAAGGTGGAGAATATCATGACCAATTGACTACAATTGTTGTTTATGATAATTATGATGAACAATACCATCAATGGGTATGGTTTCCCGATGCCCCTTCTCATTTACATTGGAAACAATCAGATAAGATAGCGGTATTTAATAGTGAAAAAGATATGATTGAATCTTTTATGACTACAATGATTGTAAAAGACCCAGATATGTTAATTGCTTGGTTTGGTAATTTTGCTGATATTCCTAAACTTTTAGAAAGAGCGTGTGCAGTAGGTTTGAATCCCTGCGTTATGTCGCCTACTGGTTATATTAAAGGTATTAAAAAGAAGAAAGATGAATATACCTTTGCTTATGCTGAAAAAGGATTTAGTCCTATTGAACAACCTATTGGTGGGCGAATTACGCTTTCATTAGACTTAGCATTTGAAAGACAATGGAATGATTCTCAAAGAGGAACATTACCATCAATGTCTTTAGATTACATAGGTGAAATGGTTCTTGGTAAAAAGAAGTTAGTATCAGAAAAGTTTCCAGATACAAATGAATTCTATCGTAGGGCTTGGTTAGAAGATACAGAAACTTATCTTAAGTATGCTCTAATAGATGTTGAATTGATTGTTGAAATTGATGAAACAAACTTTTGTAGTGAAGCAATTCTTTCATTACAAAGATTACTAAAAGCACCATTTGATGCTTGTTTTTATGCGAGCCATATGGGTTCTATTTATTTTATGAGAAATGCTTGGTGGAAAGCACCAACTGGAAGTAAAGTGGATAAAAGAGAAGAATATGAGGGTGCGATGATTTATGACCCGTTAAGCGAAGGAACAAACGGATTACATCTTAATGTAGCCGCCTTTGATTTTGCTGGTCTATATCCTTCAATGATGATTGCAAGAAATATCAGTTGGGAAACAATTAGTCAAGAACCAACAGAATTTGCAGTAAATATTCTAACACCGAGAGATTTCAGTCCAGTTAAGAGAGAACAAATGATTTATTTCAAAACTGATGAACTTGGATTATTACCAAGAGCAGTATTGGAACTTAAGGAGTTGCGAAACGAATATAAGCGTCTTATGAGAGAAGCAAGAGGAACGGGAGATTATGCAAAGTGGTATAACAATCAAATGGCAGTTAAGCGTTTAATGGCTTCTTTTTACGGTATCGTTGCATTTCAAGGATTTGGTTGGGCTAATGTTAATTTAGCCGCATCAATTACTGCAAGTGCAAGAGAAGCAATTAGATTAGCGGCTTTTAAAGCAAAGGAGATGTAAATATGAAATGTTTAGTATGTGGAACAGAATTGATATGTAAATATTATAGAAAGAAAGGATATGGTTATACTAGCGCAAAAGAAAAAGCAGTATATGAATGCCCTAGTTGTGGACATAAGGAGAGATTTGGATGAATAGTCATGTTAAAAGATGGATTGATTCTATTGTTTCTTCTTTTCCAGTAGGGCATGAATTTATCGCTCAACAAGTAAAAGAAGAATTAGTTAGCAGAAGAGGAACAACTTTTGTTGCTGATAATAGTGCAATAGGTTGGTATTTAAATCGTAAAGATAATGTATTGACTAAGAACCTTAGTAGGGGAAGAAGAGTATATGTGAGGATTTAAAATGAAGACAAAAATAGTAACAGTTAAGGTATCATATGATACAGAAGAAACATGGGATATTACCATGCAAGAAATAAAAGAATTATTTCAAATGATGAATAACTTAAAGCGTAATGCTATTATTTTAGGAGTTGAGCAAAGAGTTAGTTCCACTTCACAAGTTGCAGTAGGAAACAACAATACTCAGATTTCTGGTAATAATGTAAAAGTCTTGAATGATTCGGTGGATTCACAATGATGATGGACAGAACTAATGAGTTATTAGAAGAATTGCTGGCTATGATAGCAAGGTCAAATAGGATATTAATGATGGTAAATATCGTAAACATAGCAACCATTATAACAATAGTGACGGTGATAATATGAAAGAAGAAATTAAAGAATTAAAAGCAGAAATAAAGACTCTTAAGCAAAGAATCTTAGGATTGGAAAGAGACTTGGATTATCAAATAGAGCAAAATGAACAGAACAGTAAAATAAAATCATGTATTCGAGAATTGCAAGAAGAAGTTGCAAAAATGAAGAATGAACCTGTTGGAATGTTATTTACTTGGATGAAGTGATATTATGAAAGTAGTTTACGGACATACTGATTCTATTTATGTTCAGGTGGATTCTGTTGAAGAAGCACAAAACGCCATTAAAGAAATAGAAACAAGTGTAAGGGAACACTTTCCTAATGTCATGGGTTTAAATGAACATCCAGTAGTATTAGAATTTGAAAAGTATTTTTCAGCATTAGGTGTTGGAACAACTAAAAACAGAAATGCTGGCTTAGTATCTTGGGAAGATGGTGAATGGTTGAATGAACCAAAATTCACTATGACGGGTTTTACTGCCAAAAGAGTAAGTGAAACACAGTTAGCAAAAGATGTGCAAACTAATACTCTTAAAATGTGGGTAGAAAATAAAACAAACGCAGAAATAAACAAGTATCTTTTTGACACATATCAAAAGGTCTTAACTGGACAAATTGATTTAAAATCAATTATTAAAAGAAGTCGTTTACGCCCTGCTAGATTTACTGTAAAATGCCCTGAATGTAATGCTAAATATCATTTGAAAGAATGTTTAGACTTAAAACATTCTGTATGTAAAAGGTGTGCAACTTCAACGAGTAAATTTACTACATTAGATGGAAAGAAACCGTCAATTGGTTCAGGAATTGCTGGAGTTTTATATGCTTGGCAGGAAAATGACACTAATTTCGATGACTCTTATTTATTTATTAAAGTAATGGGCTTTTGTAATTCATTTATTCATCCTTTGACTCAAGAAAAGAAAGATGTTGAATACATATCGGGCATAACCTATCAAGATTTTAAAGGTTATACTCCCGATTGGAGGCACTATGCTGAACAAGTAGTAAAGAAAGCCGAACCTATTTACAAGGCTATGGGTTGGGATATATCGTCTATTCGCACAGGATATACGCAAAAAAGCCTTGAAGAATGGTGGTGAAAATCAATGGATAAAGATGAAGTATATGAAGCAAGAATTAAATCAATGAGAGAATTTACATATCAATGGGACGCTGAAAGTTTTGATGACCCATCAAAGCCTATTCTAAAGATTAGTAAATCATCTTTGGGTGCATTCAATTGGTGTCCTAAAAAGTATGAGTTTAGTTATATTGAGAAATTGCCTCAAGACCAAACAGAAGCCATGCGTAAGGGAACAATTTTGCATAATCATCGAGAGAACTTCTTTGATGAATTTGATGTAAAGAAGGCAGAAGGTATGAATAATTCAGAAATTACTGAGTATGTTACAAGTTTAATGCCAGTTGATGAATACTATGACATTTCTTTAACAGTAGCAGCATTTGAAGCACAACGATTTATTGAGGCTAAGTCTGAAGGAAAAACTGATGAATTTTTACCTATCATCAATGAAGAGTTGTTTGATTGTGAAATCACTATTCCTAAAAATACAAACAAGAAGTTTCCACTTCAAAGAGATTATGTTGTAAGATTGCAGGGTATTATTGACCGTGTGTTTATTGAGAATGGAAAACTTATTCCTTTTGAATATAAAACAGGTGGTTGGAAAGACTGGAAACAAACATCTATGCGTCAAGAAATGGCTTTCTATCAATTGATGATTGAGAACTGTGATGATGAAATATTGGCTAAATATGGATTAAATAGTGATATGGAAGTAAGTCATTGGGGTTGGTATTATCCAGCCGCTAATCACATTACCGTTGAACCAGTTAAGAAAAGAACGAGAACATCTGTTATGAACAACATAGCCAAATTAATTCACGCTTATGAGCAAAAACACTTTGAAACTAAGTTTTATTACAAGACTTGTTCTCATTGTTCTTACTTTGGTATTTGTGATGCGGCAAATACAGATACATGGTTGTGATAAAATGAATGATTTGATTACAAAAAAAGTATTGTCAAGAAACTGGACATTTAATGAAATATCTAACTTAAAAGAAACAATAGGTTCTCTTTCACAAGAAATTTATCTTGAGTTATCTTTAGCAGAAAGATATGAGTTAATTAGAGATATTAGAATAAATGAAGGTTGGGTTGGTTTTGTTTTTGAAGATGCCATGAGAGAAGCAATTATGACTACATTACAAGGTGATGTAGCAGGAATTATTAGAAATATGCTAAATACAGCAACAGTTAATTTTGGAGGGAATGTCAATGAAATATCCGAGAATGGTGTGGGCGGGAAGTCAAATAAGAAACGCTCCACAGATGCGAAGAAAAAAGATGACAACAAAGAATGATTACATTGAATTTGTTAAAGCACACAACAATAGAACAAATGTATATACAACTGTTTATGATTTTGAATACTTTACAGAAAAAATGCCAGTTGAAGCGAGTGTGATTATTGATAGAATATTTTTAGATTTTGATGCTCACGAAGATGAATTAGACAAAGCATGGCGTGATGTAAAACAGGTGATGGAATTGGTTATTACTAATAATTATCAGCATACCTTGTTTTTCTCAGGTCGTGGATTTCATTTGTTCTTGTTCGGAAAAAGAACTAAAAATATGAGAGATGTTCAGACCTTTTTCAAAGAGATAAAAGAATATTTAATTATGAAAGTAGGTAAAGATAATACACTTGATGAAAGGGTAGGTCAAACTACAAGATTAAGAAGAGTGCCAAATACAGTAAATATGTCTTCTTCTGATGGTGAAGGAAATGCTAGATATTGCATACCTTTGACTATTGATGACTTATCTTTAGATATTGAAGAAATATTAACAATGGCACTTAAGCCTCGCCATTTACCCTTCCAAAAAGGCGGTAAAAAAGAGGTCGTGTTTCCCAAAGCACCCCCTATTGAGGCTATGCAGGGGTCTGTTTCTGTGCCTTCAAGCGTAGGCAAATTGCCTATGTTGCCTTGTTTACATAATGCAGTAATGGTAGAGAATCCAACGCATTTAGCAAGAGCATACCTTGTTTCATGGTATCGTGATTTATTGTCTGGTTATACAGATTTGACTAACCAAGAAGATAAACAAAAGGTTCATCAATTAATTGTTGAAGAATTAGAAAGAGTGTTTGCTGATTCTGATTCAGTATGGCTTGATTGGGATAAAAACGAAACACATAAGCATTCTCGTTTTACTGTATATAATAACTACAATACACCTCATTGTGATAGACTCATTAGTGAAGGATTTTGTGTAGGTAAATGTTGGAGGTATTCAAATGCTAGTGATTGATTCAAGAGAAAACTCAAAACTTTCTAAACTCGTTGTTCAGAAAGCAAAGGCTCTAAAAATAGAGCATGAAGTAAAATGGCTTGAAATAGGAGACTATGTGTTCGATGATGTTTGTTTTGAAGCAAAATCAGCAACAGACTTTTTGGGTTCAGTAATGTCAAAAAGACTATGGACACAATTAGATAATATGGATAGGCACTTTCAAACTAATGTCGTTATTATTTATGGCGACATGCAAGAAGCAATTATGAATGTAATTGAACACTCTCCCAGTAAGATGCCAATAGGAACAAGAAGCATTATGCTTAACAATAAGTTTTTAGGAGCATTAGGGAGAATTGTCTTAGATACTGATGTAAAACCATTTTGGGTTCAATCAGAAGAAGAGGCATCATTGATTATAACAGCAGTAAGTAAAATGAAACCAATAACAAGAGAAACAATAGCACCGCAGATATTTAAAAGAATTACAACAGATGATATGAGAATAGATTTACTCAGTAGCATTAAAGGAGTATCAATTAAAAAAGCAAAACAATTAATAAAACAATACGGCTCTATTATGGAAATAGGCGAGTGTTCAGCATTTGAATTACAAGCCATTGAAGGAATTGGAGAAACCTTAGCCAAAAGAATAATCTCCACATTAAACTCAGAAGAGAAGGTGAAAATATGAATGATGAATTTAACGAAGAACTCTATGGAGATGAAGTAGAAGAAGAATATATGGATGCTTTAGAAGAAAACGCAATTGCGTTTAGTGAAGCCCTACCTGCAATTGTTAGGGAGTTTCAAGCGTCAGCAGTTGAAGTATCGCACTATAACGATATTCCTGCCGCTATTTCTTTCTTTAACATCTTAGGACAGATTACAAAAGACTTTATTAGAATACCAAACGGAAGAAGCATTGAAGATTCAAGAGTGCATTTTTGTTGGGTTCAAACGAGTGGAACAGGAAAATCAACACTATGGAATTTTGTTGGCCCAGTTGCTAACAAAACCTTTGAATTGATTAATGGTAAAGGACAGCACCCATCGTTGCATACTAATTCAGATAATGAGTATGTTGATGACATTATGAAAAGAAATTTTGATACATTCGGTGTAACAGACTATACTGATTCTGTTTTGATTGGTAATTGGGGAGAAGAAAAGGTAATGGAAACTAATCCAGATACTTTTGAAGAAAAGTGGACTGGAGAAATGAAACCCAAAAGAAACGCTGGATTACTTGAAGGAAGTGGATTAGCGCATTGGGATGAGTTTGAATATTCTGGTATCTTTAAACAAAGCCAACATCAAGATAAAGCAATTGTTTATTTAAATACATTAATGAATACATTAGCAGGAGAATCTTGGATTATTTCTAAGGCTTTAAGTTCCTATGATAATAAGATTATGGAATGTTTTTGTGAGCGTTCAGTTATTGCTATGACTTATCCGCCTAATAATCTAAATGAAGTGATGGCCGAAAAAGGTGTGCTTCAAAGAATGCTTTTGTATGTTTGGGAAGTTCCAAAGTTTATTCAGCATAAAATGAGACTAGAACAAATTGATAAGGCAGGAACATTGGAAGAAGTCAATCAACCAGTTGATAGATTCGCAAATGCTCTTTTCAAGATTTATGAATTGGTTGAAGAACGATTTAATGAAGTTGGCGGTAATCCTCTCAATGTTATGACTTATTCTCCTGATTTTAATGATGTATTGAAGTTAGAGTATCAAAACATGAACAACTATCTTTGGAATACAAGAGGCGAAGTTGCTGAAATTGCATCAAACTTTACTACCCGTTTGCTTAAAATCCTGATTAAAATGTCTGTTCTTTGTAGTGTTGCTTCTGCTCCATCAATCAAAGATAAAAGCCAAAGATTCAATGTTTCGGGGCATAATGTCCGTCAAGCGGCTACAATCGTCCGACAATGTTATATGACATTGGTTGATTGGTTGGAGCGAAGCCTACGGGTTAAGCGACACAGTATTGCTGAAAATTCGCTTGAATCAGTCTTTATTAATGTTTACAAGAACATGGAGAAAGATGAAGAAGGTTATGTCAATAAAACATTGTATTTTAAAGCAATCAAAGACAAGGCTAAAAAATCTCAAGCGCAAATTTACAGGCATTTTGAAAATGTTAAACATAGATTTGAAGAAATGTATATCAGTCGTTCTAAATATATTAGGCTGGCAAAAGGTGATGAAGAATGAAGTGGGAAAACACATATCTAGTATTTGAAGTAGCAAAAGGGCCAAAAGTAATTATTGATACATTAAACACTTATGGTGACGATGGGTGGGAATGTTGTTCTCAACTCATTGTAGCAAATAAACAGATTGTTTGCTTCTTAAAGCGAAGAACAGATACAGATGAACCGAAAGTGGATAAAGAGGAAGAAAAGATTAGTAAACTTTGGTCTAACTCAGGTGAATAAATATGTCAATTTTAGCAATTGACCTTGAAACCAAAAATATGTCTTATGACATAGGCGGTTTTGGTAATACGCATATGTTTCAAGTATCAACAGTTGCTACTTGGGATGGAACGACTGGGACAGTTTATGTTGATGAACCTGTTGATTCTTTTGCTAAATCAGGCCATATAGTGAAATCTCTTAGAGAACTCAAATATGATTTAGATGACCATTTTCAAAAAGGTGGTTTGCTTTTAGGGCATAATATTGCTGCTTTTGATTTACCTATTCTAAGAGACTCTATGGATATTTTTTGCATTAATAAGTATGTTAATGAAAAACAATACATAGATACATCTAAGATTCTTCTTAAAGAACACGGAGAGCGTTTTCAACTAAAAAATTTAGTTAAATGCACTATGAATGACTTTAAATTAATGGATAGTGCCGATGCACCTGCATTATGGAAGATGGGTCAATATGATGAAGTTGTTGAGTATTGTATGAAAGATACACAATTGGTTTATGATTTGTGGAAATACGGTCAAGATAACGGAATAGTAAAAGCATTTTCGTTAGAAAAAGGAGAACATTTAGATTTGGAGGTGGAATGGTAATGACTGGTTGGGAATGGTTCGGCTTGTTTGTTTTCATCGTCGTCTTAATGCTTCTATTTTTCGCTGCTTTCGGTGGAACTTCGGTTACTGATGAAAGCGTTGAAGAATACATGAAGCGTTTAATGGGCGAAGATAAGAACATTAAGTGATGGCATGGGATTAAAACAAAAATGTGTTTACTGTAATGAATTTACAGTAGCAAAAAGACTTTTAGGCTTTTATGTAGGTTCTACCGAACAAGTGAAATTGTGGGAATGTAGGGCTTGTAAAGGAATATGGTCAGAAAAAACCGTTGGGGGGCAATAGCCCCTCAACTTTTTTTTTGGTTTTTTGACCTCAAGTGGAAATTTTGTTCGGTTAAATCACGAAAATGTGACTCTAAAATAAAATGCATCTTTTGATGTCGCAGTTCCGTTTGATATTTCGGTAGCACTTGAAGAAGTTCCTCCTGTGTATTCTACTTGAACAATAAAACTATTTCCTGCTGAACCTCCTATTGTTCCATCAATAGCCAAATCAAGAGTAGTAAAGAAAATAAATCCTGATTTTGCAGTTACAGAACCCGTTCTAACTGTTACTACATTAGAAGAAACTAAATTATTAGGGTCGTGAATAACGGTTAATGTAGCAGTTTCAGTCCCACTAAAATTTGCAGCCTGAGCCATACTTTGGTCAAAATTAATCATATATTGAGAGCCACTAATTGTTAATGTTGCCTCTCCATCAATAGTTCCAACATCATTTGCTCCATTTTGAAAACTTGAATTTGTTGCAACTAAATCATCAACTGCGGCTCTATTAAATCCAGAAATAGGATTACCCGTAGCCATGTCTATTATTGTTACATCTGAACTTGATTGTGTTCTTGCGGGGTTAAAATTTGCAGCCGAAATAGTTGTTTTAGTTGGAGTAGCACCTCCACCTCCACCTCCACCTAAACGCTTCTTTTTAGCCTTTAGTCCTTTAGTAATAAGAAACAAAGGATTATCCATTTAATCACCCAATAACTTCCCAATTTCTTTCTACCGTGTAAATGCAAGTTTTTCCGTTACCAGCCGAAATACTTAATGGAGAACTAGAAGAACTTGCCGATAATTCATAAAAAGCGTCTTGTCCTCCACCTTGAAACGCTGAAGGACACATATGTTGTTCAGCAGGTATTGTTGGTGTATCTAAAGTAGTTGTTCCAGATTTTACTAAAAACGAATATTGTGTTCCTATTGGTGGAGAATTAGGCAACATTATATTAGTCGTTCCTGTGCAAATAAAAGTCGTTCCACTCATAGAAACAGGAATATGCAAATTACCGCTATCTATTCTAGTTACATGAGCAAACCCAGAACCACCGCTAACTCCCTTTAAGAACCATGTTCCATTATTTGAAGATACTGCATTTGCTAAACCTTGTTCAGCAAATACATCATGTTGAAAATTTCCAGGCGATTCTCCTTCTATCAATAAAGCAGAAAGAGTAATTGTTTCTCTCGGTTTTACCAGAATAGCGTCCCAATCACCGCCTCTAGTTGTAGAAAAATTAAAGAAAGTAGAATTACCTCCTACTCCACCAAGAAGAATATTACTCATACTAACACAACGGGTATTACCTATGTGAGTAAGACCAGTAACAGAATGAACAGAATTAAATTGTCCTCCATTCATTCTTCTTCTTTGTTCATATAATGAGGGGTCTCCTGCCGTTTCATCGCCTACAACAACATAAAGATAAAAATTGGTAATATTAGTAATACTAATTGTTTTTGCATTATGAGTTTCAGGTCTTTCAAGACCAACAAAGAAAGTATGGCCGCCAAATACTTCATCTACTGCGTAAGTGTGAGAAACTAAATCACCTGCAATTCTATTTGCTTCATTTGCTTTTGTTAATTTTCCATATTCTGTTGTAGCAGTAATTCCTGTTGGGGAAATAGGGACAGCATCTCCGCTATGTGTTGCTTGGCCTTGTGTATCTAATCCAACATAATAATGCTCTTTAGTGCAATTAATTAAGTTTGCAGGAGTTAATGCTTGGTCTATATCAACATGGCCGTGTCTAACAGTTGTCCCATGACCAGTTGCATCAGCCGCTAATTCTTGTGATTGAGTATAATTGCCTAAATTAGATAGTCCGTTTGTTCCAGCACCAATAGAAACGCCAGTAACAGAACCAAGAGGGGCAGAAATATTATTTGCGCTTGTTGTAATTAAACCAGTAGTAGTAACAGTTGTTCCAGTAATATCTCCTGTAACGGCTAAGGTTGCTCCATCAAAAGTTAAATTTGCTTCTCCATTTAAGTCTGTATTTGCCGCACCTGAAGTAATAACTCTATTATTTCCATGATTACTTACTGTTCCACCACCGCTTAAAGTAACTCCGCCAGCCGTAACTGAACCATTTGTAGTAATACTAAAATCAGCAAATTGAGCAGTAGCAATATCAGCATTTAATGTAATTGATTTTTCAACTCCTCCATCATCCATAGTAAAAATAATATCTCTATCTTGGTCATTATTTTTAATTTCTATGTTTCCTAAATTAGTTGCAGAATCTTGCTGAATTACAATTCCAGCAGAAGTAGCCTCGATAGTCCCCATTTCAGTATATGTCGTCCCTGTTCCATCAGTTGAATTATCATGAGCAATACTAAACGCTTGAGAGGTTTTATCGTAAGTTAAATATTGAACATGCGGGTCTGAACCAGTATGAGTAATAACTGCAATAATAGTATCTCCTAATGTATAATCAGGAACTTTATTTGCAGCCGCAGGATTTCTTAAAACAACTGTTGATGTTAAAGGAGTAGCGGCATTAGAATCTTCATTAGTAGGTCTTGGTGCAACTAGCAAATGATAACCATTTGTATGAGAAGAACTTAAAGTAAGAGAAGCACCATTAACTGTGGTGACTTTACCATTATAGATAATTTCTCCAGCCGCAACAGTAATTCCAGTTGTTCCTGCGGGCGTAATATCAAATCCTGAAATAGCATATCTTCCTGAAGAAGCGGTGCTTAATGCCTTTAATAAACCAGTATGCGGGAAATCTACCCCGTCTTCTACTTGGTTAGGAGTTCCTGTCGTGCTTTGTCCAAAAAATTTAGGGTTTGTTACCATTTTAATCTACCTCAATCAATAAAAATATCTCTAATGTTTCATTACTTGCAAAAGGGCCGACTCCTTCAAAATTAATTCTACTGAGTAAATTATTTGAAGAATCAAAAAGACCCATTTCTCTAATAACTGAACCAGTAAGCAAAGAACCAGCAACAGAAACTTTTGCTTCAATAACATTTGAATCTGAATCTGACTTAACTAATGTTGTAGAAAAACCGCTAGGAACATCTAATGCGGTTTGCGAAGGACTTGTGCTATTTCCACCAAAACCCACTTGTGCTGTATCTATTCTTGCTTTCAACTGTCCTGCTAAATAACTTTTTAATTCGTTAGTTATCATATGTTTTCCTCCCTTAAGTTGGTGATTGTGATAGTTTGTCCACCCTCAAATCCTAATTGAACGGTGCTTGTATTTAGAGTTGTTCCAAAGCCAAGCGTGAGAGGATTCCCGCTAGTTGCTCTTTTTCTAACTAATGTTCTAATTTCTTTTATTTTGATTTCATCAAGAGTTTCTAACGATTCTTCTCTTGTAGTAAACGCTTTACTTCTTAAATGGGATTTTGTATCTTTATTGTCTTGAATCAATTCAACTAATCTATCATCTAATGCTTTAGCATATTTACCTAATTCAAGTTCCATAAACCCTGTTAATTTGTGAGCAATAGATAAAATTATATATTCATCTCTTTCAACATTTTCTCTCTTTAATTCAAACTGAATAATATCTCCGCTTTTAATTTGCTCTAAACCAGAAGTTGAAGCAACAACTTTATATGACTCATTTAACTGCGAATGAAGTTTTAACAGGTTTCTTGCTTCTTCATCCACTTCTTCTTGCGTAGTTAATTTATTATCAAAGACTTCTAATGTTTTTCTTCCTACTTTTTTAATGCTTCTTAAATCTTTTTTAGTAGATTTATGTGAACTACCATATAATATAATTTCATTATAGAAAGCAAATGTAGTTTTTTGTCTTTCAAATTCATATACTTTATATTTGCTTTGTTCAGACAGTAAAAATTACAAACTTACCATCAATAACTTCAATTTCTCTATCTTTTTTATTGAGTAAAAATCTAGTTGCTGCAAGTAAATCATTTCCTTGAAAATTAGGAGCAACAAACAATGGATAAGTGGGTTCATTTAAAGAAGTAAAACTAATATTTTCTTTTTCTAAAAGAGACTGCGCTAATTCTTCTGACTCTTGAACAATAGTAACTGTATTTCCAATAAGACATCTTTTAGCATCTTTATTGAAATTTTTACCTACTTTAAGTGTAATCGGTTCACTTATGCTAACAATGCCTTTTGTTGTTTTAAGGGTATCAAATTTTAAATTATATCCATCGGTTGATAATGCAGATTTAAAGGTAGTTGTTCCATCACTTAAACAAGCACTAGACGGAAGACTATCTGTAAATGAATTTTGCATACTAATATTTACCATTTTACTGTTAGCATCAACTTTTCCAGATAAATCCACTAATACATATATTGAGCCTATTGCTTCCATATCGTTAATGCTATCATTTCTTCTCATAGTTTTGTTATCAGCAGCGTGGCTATTTAAATCTCCATAGCATTCATTAGTGTTAGGCTTCTTAGTATATTGACTCGAAAGATAGCCTATGTTAATATCAGTTGGACTAAACTCATAAAAGCAAGTATGGTTAGGTTGTAATATTCTTAATACATTTGGCGCAAGACTGCTTTCTAAAGTTAAAATAACTTTATTTGAATTGCTTTTATCTATTTCGTGAGAAATAATATAATTAAAACCGAAGCCATCAACAAAGTAATTATTATCTCTATTTGTGTCGCTTTGTCTTACTAAATAACAACCAGTTAAATCCAAGTCTCTTAACCAAGAAAGTTTAGTATTGTTAGTGTCAAAAGTGTAAGGATAAACTGTTGCTCCACCACTTTCTTTGTAATCTCCAACCGAACCTAACAATGTTCCTAAATTACCGTCTAATCTCGGCTTGAAGCCTATTTTCATTCCATTACCTTCTTCTGGTAAATTAGTATTCTCTTGTTTATTTGTTCCGAAATCAAGATAATATTCATATTTATTATAGAAAGTTGAATAACTCGAAGCCAAGCCAAAAATTGTTCTTGAACTCGATACTTCTTTTCTAAAGAGTGCTTCTATTTTAGGGAAACTTTCTCCAACGCTAATCTTTTTCTTTTGCTTAGAATCTTCAATAATAAAACTACCTAATGCAACTGGAACAAAGTCTGTATATTTTAGTTCGTGAATATCAGTAGTAGATATATCTGCATGAGAAGTAGATTTAGGAGCATTTGCTAAAGTTGTTAATATATCTGAATACGCTTCAACTGTGCTGGTAAATTGAGTTGCTATTGATACTGGTAAGTATGTTCCTCCTTTTCTTGGCGTTGAAACATAATTATTTATTTGTCCTCCTAAGATTTCACTCCATTTACTATAATATGCGCTTGGATTACCGCCCCATCCTGTGCTATCTGCGGTAATATCTACATTTACCGTAGTAACAGTAGAAACGGGGTGATGATTAAGTGTGGAAGTAGTTTCATAAAAATTACTTGGTGCGGCTCTTTTTGTTCTTAATTGAGTAACTGATGCTCCACCATAAGTAGCGGCATCAGAATCATTTGCTTCATTTCCGCCAAAAACATGGTCTGTTCTTAAATTAACAGAATCAAAAGCAGTTGCTAAAGCCGTATGAAAGTCGGTTGAACTATATCCGTTTGATAATTGTATTTCAACAGCAGTATATGTTATACCATCAGAATGAGGGGAATAACTGGTAGCATAATCAGCAGGAATAGTATCTATTTGATTACCGTCAGAATTTTCTACATTAAACCAGAAAAAGAAACCCACTTTACTTCCACTACTATCATTAAATTGTAAAGCAAACCAACTTAATGATTCAGAAGGTGTGCTACCTGAACTATGAGCATGAATAGGCAAAACTGAGTTATTATCAAGAACTAATTGTTTTTGTGTAGAAGTATGAGCAGGACTATTAAAATATGCAGTTCTTAGCATATTTACGCTTGTATCATAAGCCATGAAAGAATCTTCTTCACTCCTTCCATTTACAGTATTTCCTGAAATTTGAGTGAATGGTATTCTTTTTACTTCTCCTGTATAATATGCATTTTTATCGCTATCGGCAAACAAAGCATCTGAAACAAGGGTAAGGCTGTCATCATTTCTACAAATACCTATCAAAAACCCAGTATCAACTGCAATTATAGCATCTCCTCGTTTAATATCAGAACTGCTAATTGTTTGAACACTACCCCCGCTTGCCGCAGTATATACTTGAAATGTCAAAGGGTCGCCTCCTACATTATAACTTCCTGATTGGGCATAATAAGCAGTTGAAGTGCTGAATAAATGTTGTGGAGTAAAAACCTCTTTTATTGTAGGTTCTGTAATAACTGGCTCTTGCAGGTCTTCGGGGTCTATTTGATTAAATGCCCAATCCACGACCACTTCGGTTAGTCTCATTATTCCTACATTCATCAAAGAGTTTATATTTTTATCAGAAGAAACAATATTTGTTGTAACATAGTCTTCATCAATATTAGTATGTCTAACAGTAGTTAATTCTTGAGAGTTTCCATCAGTAGAATTAGCCGAAGCAGTCGGCAATAGACCTACAATATTATATTTATCTATTGTCCTTGTTTTTGTATCGTTTGCTAAACTATCAACTCTTGATTGGTGATAAGGTTGTTCATCTGAATTAACGAAAATAAACATTCTATCAACTGTCTTTTGTCTTTTCAAGAACGCTTCTTTAGAAGTATTAGTATTAAACTGGGCTACATCGCTTTGTCTGTCACTAGAAATAAGGTCAAAAGATGAAGGGAAAGCGTATGTTTGATGTTCGCTAGAAACTCCAATCTGTTTATCATCATAATTAGAGTATGTAGGTGTAAAATAACCTCTTGCTTCAATAGGTAAATGTTTATGTGCAGTTGATTCGGCTACTTGCCTACTTTTTACTTTTTTATATGTTTCCTCTTTTGTTGCATTTACTTTGTAAGTCGCAACATAGTTTATTTGATTTCCTTTTTCAAGATTATAAATAGTATAGACAGGATTTCCAAACTTTTCAAATGAAGTTATTTCGCTACTATCATTATAGGTTAAAGAAACATCAAGCGGAGTTGGACGAAGATTAAAATGTTGCATGTGAGCAATAGTTTTTCCTCCATGTAAATGCTCAACATTTAACAATTCTAATTCATGTGTATTTTTATTATCAGCACTTGGGCCACTACCCAATGTTCCTTTACTAAGACCAAATCTATTATGAATACAAGTTAAAACCTGACCAGCAGAATAAAACACAGGTCTATCCATAACAATAAAAGAATGTAAAGTAGTATTATGTTCTGCTAAAGCAAATCCAACAAAAATGTCATCAATAAAAATTGCATCATTTCTTCTGATACTATGTGCTGAAGGAGCAGTATAAGAACCATTAGTTACAGATTTAAAAATATATCTCTCAGGCTCAGTAATTGAAATATGCCCGTGTGTAAAACCAAGAGAAGTTAAAGTAGTCGCATCATAGTTATTTGCTAAATTAGACTCTAATCTTCCAAGAGTTGCAGGAACATATGGTGCTATTTCTATTATCTTATTTCCTTCTGATTCAGATACAGATAACACGGAATAATCCATTAAAGTATTCATCATTAAAATGTTTTCATGTGATTCTGTTGCTGCTCCATCTCCCAATACGGCTTGATAATCTGCTCCGTTAATATCTCCATCAACTTTACTTATATGATAACCAATAGCCTTTGAGTCTGAAGATGAAGAAGTATTTACTAATGTTTCTTGTTCAACTCCTAAATCGTTTAGAGACATTCCTCCAGTAAAAAATAATCCTTTATTAGAAGAACCAGACAATGATGTTACTGAATCAACTAATATATTGCTCGATAAAGCCTTATTAAAGACATAATTTTTAACTGGGTTAGTTCCATTTTTTCTAGCCTTGTATAATTTAAATACACCTTTATTTGAGAATGTATCTCCACCACATTTAACAAAACTTAGATTTGATAAACTGTGAGTAGAACCTGTTGCTGTGACAGAAACAGTTCCTAAAAACTTGTAGAAGTTTGTTGTATTAGTTCTTACATAAAGCCTATCTCCTGAAACTAAAGATAATGAAGCATTAACATTTGAAGCATCTTTAATAGTAATTGTTTGACTGTTAAAATTAGCCTCAACATATCCAATATCAATTAAATCATTAATTGGAGCAAAAGAAGAATAAACAATGTCTTCGCTGAACATTGTATCTCTATTTACAATAGGAGAAAGAATTTGAGTAACAATGTCTCTACCTTCTACTTTCATTATACTTTGTCCATCTTGTCTATAATAATCTAAAACTTCTATTGTTCCATTTAATTTTTCATAGTAAAGATAATATTCACCGTTAAAATGCATTCCTTCTTCTATATATTTATCTAAATCTATTGTAAATGTAAGTAAATTACTAGAAGAGTTAGCAGCACTACATTTAAAATAATTATATACTGCATTTTTTGTATTAATAATAATATATAAATCACTATGACGACTAGAAATTAAATCGAAGTCGTTAATCAAATTCTTTTTAAAAGGACTATATGCTCTTCTAAAAACAGAATCCCCTACATTAATACTAGGAGTTCCAATATCTGTATAAGATGATTCTGTTTCAAGACGAGAATAAGTGTTAGGTGAACCATCAATGGTAGTATCTGCCTGTAATAACTTAATTGTATTTGTTCCAGAATTAACAGATAGAATTACATATAGCCTATCTTCTATTTTTATTTCTTCTCCTTCAGAAAAATAATCATTTACATTTACAATATGAACAGAAACAATTTGATTACCTGAACCATCATTACCAGTAAGCATTCCGTTTGCTCCAACTGTTAAACCAGTATCAACAAACCTGTTTAGTCTATTTCTACTTAATCTATGTCTTACTCTCATAGGAGTATTTACTTCTAGTTTACTGGGATAAATTTTCATCATGTCTGCAACTTCAACTTCAGAAAAAGATGTCTTTCCTTGAATAGATTCTTCAATGCTCATATCCATTACATTATAAGAATAGTTTGCCTTCTCATTTGAAAAATCATAGTGTAAATATCTTGTTGGGCCTCTTGAAGTATAATTAGAAGAAGAAGGTAAAATTAAATCATCAGCGTCTCTTCTTGCATTAAAGAAAGAAGTTTCATAATCTGTCAAATCATTTGACGATAATACATGACTTTCATTAGAATGACTTACAGTAAAAGGAGTTGTAGAAACTGCCGCAGTAACATTTTGAGAGATACGAATTGAATTAGAACTTAGTATTTCTGTAACATATGTTCCGTCAGGAACATTGTTTCTAACTATTCCTCTATACAATAAATCATTAATTGTTCCCGAACTAATACCAGTAATATTTCTTATTTCATCGGGATGGTTTACCGAATGCATATCGCCAGTAAAGGTAATTGGAGTAAAACCTTCAATATCTAAGTTTCTTAAATTATCTACTAATCTTGTTTTTAAAGTAAATTTACCATAGTCTTTAATTTCACTAGCGTAATTTTGCGAAACTAAGAAAGTTGTATCAGAACTACCTGTTGATAGATTTAAAGATGAACCAACTGTTATTTCTTTAACTCTAACAAAATGTTTGGTATTACTTTCTAATTCATTAACTTCTCTATTAAACCAAAAATAAGGACGAGAAATATGTAAAGCATTCTGTAAATCATTTTTAATTCCTAGTCCTATTGTAATAAAATCACTACTGACTGCTGGCCCTTTAAAAAGTTTAAATTTTACTCCATGTGTAATTTCATTTCCTAAACTTGGTTCAAATTTAATACTGTCTCCGAAAGCATCAGTTGTATGAATCTCAGTAATTTTAGCAAAATGATGTAATAAATGATTGTCTGAATGAACCATAACAAAATAATGATGAGTGCTAATATCCGTTAAAGAACTTAAATCAACTCCTTCCCCCGAAAAAGAATCATATACTTTTAGTGTATTGCCTTCTGTCTTTTCTAAATTAGAGAGGTCTGTTAGCATATCTGCACTTGAAACAATTTCTTCTATTGATTCAGAAGTAGTATCATCAGGATAAACAACAACTGCTAAAGGATTTGTAGATGAGACTAAACTATCACAATTTAACATGGGGTTATTAGGAGTATTTTGATTAGAAGAGGAAGAAACAGTTTGCTCTCCTAAATTCAAAACTCTTACTGCCATTACAAATCCACCTCTTCAAATCTGTAATAGAAGAGAACATTTTCATAATTCGGTAATAGATTAAATGTTCCAACAAAGTTCTTTCTTGGAATATCAATCATGCTCATTTCATGTATCTCTCCCATATATTGTTTATTTACACTAGCAGTATTATAACCAATATTAGAGAATGCCTGTCCAATAGTGCAATCAGCAGGAGCAAAAGTAAAAGTAGATGTTTGGGTGTGTTTATTAGAAAAAATCTTATTTCCATTAATATAGAAAGTAATGGTATTTGTAGTATCATTAAATACACAAGCGACATGAAACTCATCGTTTATGTATTCGGGTTCAGCATAACTACGAATAAATAACTCACTTCCGTTGGCTAAAGTTCCCGAAAAAGGACTGCTTATGGTAATGTTTGTTGATGAGTTAGCGGAGACTAAGCCGAGTGATTCAAAGTTGAATCCGTTG